ATCGAAAGCTTTAGAACAAATGTTAAGAGAGTTCCCTGAGGTAAAAAGAATGTACGATAAAACAATTGAAGCTAAAACTGCATCAAAACAAGGTGCTTCTTATGAAGATGTGCTTGAACTCCTCGCTCAATAAGTAATAATATAATATCATGCCAACGACCTACGTAGACTACACAGCAACAGCAGCACAGACTGACTTTGCTTTCACTTTTCCATATTTAGAGGACGAACACGTAATAGTTGAAATCGATGGTTCGCCTATATCGTCCTCTCTTTTTAGCTTAGTCACCTCCCCATCCACTAAGATCGTACTTAACAGCGGTGCTACTGCTGGACAGATTGTTCGGGTACGTCGTAAGAGTCAACCCGGAGTAGACCTTGTAGACTTTGAGAACGGATCGGTATTAACGGAATCAGAACTAGATCGAGCTTACTTGCACAACCGTTATCTGAACGAAGAGATAGGTGAACTAAACGATGCGTCGTTGCAGAAGGAAGTAGGAGGGACAGACTGGGACGCTGGTGGTAGTAAGATCAAGAATGTAGGTGCTCCTACTCTTACAGCTGATGCTACTACTAAACAATACGTAGACGATAAAGTAAATCAATTATCCAGTGGTGCTTCTGCTCCTCCAACTAAGTGGGTATTTACAGGGGATGCCGGAGCTAATACTACATACAGTGTTACAGGTGCTGAAGTAAACGGAGATACAGCTTACGATGTAAGTGTTGACGGATCAGTTCTTGAACCCACCACAGACTATACAGTAGACCCTGACACTGATACTCTTACGATTGTTAACACTCTTAGTGGTGGTGAAGACATTGTAGTCATCGAACGTGGTTTCGGTGTGGCTATAACAGGTACAATCGGAGAGGATCAGTTACAAAGCAATGCTGTTACTAATAGTAAGATAGCTGACGATGCAGTCGATACAGATCAATTAGCAGACCATTCAGTAACCGCTGTAAAAATTAGTAACACTGATTCTAAGTTTAATGTACAGACAAATGGAAATGTAGGAATCGGCACTTCAGCTCCTAGTGATGAGTTACACATAAATACAATAGGAGTAAATCCAAACTTACGCCTATCGCGGAGCACATCGACAGGTGTTAGGCTTATAGGTACAGATGGTGATTTAAATCCTGCGTTTATAGTAGAGACAATTGAAAGTGGTGCTGAAACAGAACGAATGCGTATCGACTCCGACGGCAATTTACACGTTAATGGAACAATAGAATTTGGAGATGGACATACTATAGGTAACGGAGCCAACGATAATTTGCATATCACATCATCTTCGGGAGAAAATATTATCATTCAAGCTAGGGGAGGTGTTAATGCTTTCTGGGGGCAGACCAGTGAGCACATGCGTATCGACTCCGACGGGCTGGTTGGTATTGGTACGACTTACCCCTCCGCACCCCTCGAAGTAGTTTCCACAACAGGTGGGGTTGTATTTCCTAGATTAACAACAACTCAAAGGGATGCAATAGGCAGCCCAACAGATGGGGAGACTATCTTTAATACTACTACTAATCAACTCGAATCCTATAACGGAACTAGTTGGGCTGCAGCGGGTGCTGTTTCTAAATACAGCACAGGATGGGTAAATACAGACGGTTCCACTAGCGTCGCTAACGCTGCCTTATTAACATTTACACATAACTTAGGAACTACTGACTTCTCAGTTACGGTATACGCTGGTGACGATTCCAGTGGTACTAATCCGTATATTGTATCACCTACTGATGCTTCATCTAATTCTTACGGTGCTCAAGTAAAAGCTATATCCACTACTCAGTTAAGTGTACAGTTAGCCGTTAATGGGTTTGTAGGTCTTAATGTCTCTGGTGCAGCTTCCGGCATTTCTTGGGCTTCTAAATACATCAAGGTGGTAGCGATAGGATAAAGATGACTGAATCTGTCTCACACTTTCTCGACTCTGCCCTTGCCATCGTTCTTGGTGTTATTGGGTGGATGATTAAAAAACTAACTGATCGCTTGGAGAATGATGAGAGACGTTTAACAAAGATTGAAGTAGAACTAGCTGCACAACGTGAACGAGACACCGCTGTTGAGAACCGTATGACGGGTCTTGAGAGTAGTGTTAAAGAGATCAGCCATAAACTAGACCGCATGATGGAGATGTTAATGAAACGATGAAACAAGGACTATACGCAAACATAAACAGAAGACGTAAACTAGGCATCAGCCGTAAGAAAAGCGAGTCTACTGTATCACCTAAAGCCTACGCTAATATGAAGCGTGGGTTTCCGAAGAAGGGTAACTAATTATGCCGTACACGCCTAAACAAAAACGACTAGCTGCTATGGCTGGGGATCGTAAAAAGATTACCCAAGCTGACATCATTGCTGTTGCTAAACGCAAGAAGCTTGCGATAAAGAAGAAGTAATGAGGTCTGCCTCTGTATCTTTAAGAGCTTCGGATAAGTCTGCTAAAGGTGGTCTTAGTGAGTCAGGTAGGAAACGAATAAATAAACTTACTGGGTCTAACCTAAAAGCTCCTCAACCCGGTGGTGGACCTCGTAAGCGTTCCTTCTGTGCTAGGATGTCAGGAGTAAAAGGACCAATGAAAGACAGCAAAGGCAGACCTACCCGTAAAGCGTTAGCGTTAAGAAGGTGGAAGTGTTAATATGAAAGATCACGTAGAAGGAGCTAAACTAGCAGACAACTATACTGAACTGTGTAAAGATGCAGTCGGGTACATGAAAGCGATGGAGGAGTACAACCCAGCTTTGATGAACACTGTGGGTAAGTGGTTGAAAGATAACAACATAACAGTTGACAGTCGTAACGGTACTCCTATGGATAGTTTAGCTAACGATTTTAAAACTTTGCCTTTCAGTGAACAACAAGACGAAACACCAAGAGATACCACCGCCTCTGCGGGACTTTAGAAACTTTCTGTACTTAGTATGGAAACATCTTAACCTACCAGACCCGACAGAACTACAGTACGATATTGCTGACTATATGCAGCACGGCCCTAAGCGGTCAACCATCATGGCGTTTCGTGGTGTTGGGAAGAGCTGGATTTGTAGTGCGTATGTAGTACATCAGTTGCTGCTAGACCCAACAAAGAACGTACTCGTTGTATCTGCTTCTAAGAATCGTGCTGATGACTTCTCCACGTTTACGTTAAAGATCATACACGATATACCCATTCTTAAACAACTGAAACCAACAGAGAACCAAAGGTTCAGTAAGATAGCTTTCGATGTAGGACCAGCTCCTGCGTCACACGCCCCGTCCGTTAAGTCCCTTGGTATATCGTCCCAGTTAACAGGTAGTCGTGCTGATATAATCGTAGCGGACGACGTGGAAGTCCCTAACAACTCCGCTACCCAAGGTATGCGGGATAAACTAGATGAACAAGTAAAAGAGTTTGAAGCGATCCTTAAACCACTCGATTCGTCCCGTGTGTTATTCCTTGGTACTCCTCAGTGTGAAGATAGTATCTATAACAAACTACGAGAAAGAGGCTACAACGCCCGTATATGGCCTTCGGAGTATCCGGATGAGTCAGAGGTCATATCAAACTACGGAGGCGATCTAGCCCCCCTTATAGCGGATAATATAGACGAAACAACAACAAGTACCACTACAGAACCCCTACGGTTTACTGATATGGACCTAGAGGAACGTAAGATGTCCTACGGTCGTACCGGGTATGCGTTGCAGTTCATGCTGAATCCTAAGCTATCGGATGCTGACAGATACCCCCTGAAGATTAACGATCTGATTATTATGGACGTAGACGTGGATACTGCTCCTGAGAAAGTCCTGTGGTCGTCTGATCCAGACCAAGCGGATAGAACACTACCTAACGTAGGTCTCAGTGGGGATCGGTATAAACGTCCAGCTAAGACTATCGGGGATAACATACCCTATACAGGCTCTGTACTGTCCATTGACCCGTCTGGTCGTGGTAAAGATGAAACAGGGTACGCTGTCGTCAAGATGCTTAACGGTCAACTGTTTGTACCCGATGCTGGTGGTATCCGTGGTGGTTATGACGAGGTAACACTAAAACGTCTCGTCTCTATAGCCAAGGATAACAAAGTTAACAAAGTAGTCATAGAGTCTAACTTTGGTGACGGTATGTTTATGGAACTGATTAAACCGTTGTTTCGTACTGCGTACCCGATAACAATAGAAGAAGTAAGACATAACAAACAAAAAGAACTACGTATTGTTGATGTTATGGAACCTGTACTCAACTCTCATCGTCTTATTGTTGATCCCAGTGTTATTAATAACGACTATAAGAGTGCTCTTAGTTACCCTATAGAACAACAAACTAGGTACATGCTAATGTATCAACTATCACGAATAACACGTGATAAAGGTTCCCTTGTACACGATGACCGTCTTGACGCTCTATCAATAGCGATTGGTTACTGGGTGCAGCAGATGGCTGCTGACGTTAACCAAAACATGATTGATAGAAAGCAAGAACTGTTAGATCAAGAGTTAACAAACTTTACTGATAGCTTTTATAAACGTAAACGTTCTAAAGCGTTCCTTTGGAGCTAACATAAAGCTTTCTATATCTATCTCTCTATAGCTGTGTTTTTGTAGTTAGTACAGATACAGGATTATTTATAATCACACCTATCCTTAAATACTGTTGAAATAAGATGACGACTATAGGATAAAAGCGTGTCAAGTCTTTGAGGAGCTTTTACAATAACAGTTTATAACGACGACGTTTTAAAGTGTCCGTTGTTGTGGTCGTCTCGTCTAAAGAAGCTATTACTATTGATGTTATCGTTTAAAACAGACAGCTGTTGCAGGGCACTCTCACTAAAGCCGTGAGGGGCTAGTATAACAACATACAGCCTATACAGGTTGGGTGTCAATAGTAGAGTTGTAAGTCGTTGTTAGTAAATGCTTTATGAACCGTGACAAAACGACGCTTGAAGATTGTAACAATATATCGTACACTTTTAGCATCATGATTACAGCAACGACAACACTACGTTAACGTCTTATGGATATGCACCATCAAGTCGATTCTTTTATGTTTGATCTGGACAATTTAATACGACGATACCAGCAGGAATACGACCTGTCAGACCAAGCATTAGTGGGGGCGTTGGAGTTCACCAAGCTCACTGTCCTAACGGATTCTAGCATACTTTTCAGCCCGGAAGACATAGACGAAGACGGTCTAGATGACGACGGTATCAGTCCGCACTTTTAAGAAGAGACGTTAGCGAAGCGTTGTCGAACTGCAGACCGATAGGAATGCAAAATTGGTAAAAAAATCTGAGCGGCTTACGCTATATACGCGCGCATTAATTACCCCCGCGTGTGCCCGCGTTTTTTCTACTGGCAGGGGCATAGCTCTAAAAGTTGTTTCATAAGTCGTTGGTTATCAACAGCGTTCGCACAAGATCCATTATGTCTAATTTACACGAGTAAAGCACGCAAGTAGTTGATTACCAATAGTTTAGGAGACGAGCCAGCCGGTAGCGTTGCTATTTGTTTTGCTTCTTTCGCAAATCGACAGATCAAGCGGTGCAATTGCGTCAACGGTTGCCGTTTCATATCGTTTCATCATGATGGATTGATGCGTTTATTTCTGTATTTTTTACGCTTTCCGTCGTCGTCTCTTTTCCACATATGGAAACGCTTTACCAAATATGGAAGTGCTTTCTTTCGTCCTTTGTTTCCGCTTTAAATTGATTCGGTGCAAACTTTATAAAACTTTTTTTACTTTTTTTATCTCTCT